GGTGATTAGGACCCCAATGTGTTTCAAGAGAGAGCAATTTCCAAACCCATTCTTGTAATATTGTTGCTTAACTTAGGGCTGGACAGGTTTTTTGCTTGCTGTACAATGGCGCAATAAAATAATATTTTATTGGAATTTTAGGAACTATTGTGACCACACAACAGCGAAAACCCACCACTGGCGGCATTATCATTGGCTCCAGCTACGATGAGGCTAGGACGCGCAAGATTAATGCTGAAGCAGAAATTGCTGAACTGGAACTGGCGAAGATACGCGGTACGTTATGCATGACCGACGATGTGGTTAAGGCATGGGAGAGCGTCCTACACGCTTGCAAGGCTAAGTTCCTGTCTCTGCCGACCAAGGTCGCACCTGTTGTGGCGAACGAAGGCGATGTTGCCATCGTAAAGGACTTCTTGGAAGGTGCGATCCGCGAGGCGCTGATGGAATTGTCAAATTACCAGCCGGATGTTGATCCTGTTCGAACTGGAAGCAGTGCTGTCGAGAATGATGCTGGCGTTGAGGAAGAAGCGCCAAAGCCAAAGCGTAAAGTTGGTCGCCCGAAGAAAGGGCGCACGATAGTCGTATGATCGAACAAGCCACCAGACAACAAGCGTTAGAGCAAATGGCTAAGGCCATGAAGCAACTGACACCGCCCCCACGAATGAGCGTGGCGCAGTGGGCAGATCACGAACGCCGTCTAGATTCACAGAGCAGTGCAGAACCTGGTCGATGGATCACAGCGAGAGCAGAGTATCAACGCGGCATAATGGATTCTTGTTCCGACCCGTTGGTAAAAGAAGTTGTCGTGATGTGCGGTGCGCAGCTTGGCAAGTCTGAGATGCTGCTGAACACCATTGGCTATCACATGGCCCACGACCCTGCGCCAATCCTGATGATGCAGCCAACTGTGGACATGGCGCAATCCTTTTCAAAAGACCGTGTGACAGCAGGTCTACTCCGTTCAACCCCGTGCCTTAGAGATAAGGTCAAAGACAGTAAGGCTAAAGATGCAAACAATACTACTCTACACAAGGTATTCCCTGGTGGCGCTCTATCTCTTGTCGGTGCTAACTCTGCTAGTTCCCTTGCTTCTCGCCCGATCCGTATTGTTCTTTGCGATGAAGTTGATCGATACCCTGCTTCTGCTGGTGAAGAAGGCGACCCTATATCTCTTGCCAAACGAAGAGCAGCTACATTCTGGAACAGGAAGATCATTCTAGTATCAACGCCGACCAACAAGAATGCCAGCCGCATTGAGGCTGCGTATGAGGAGAGCGACCAGCGCAAGTTCATGGTTCCATGTCACGACTGCGATCATCCGCAAGAGATGACTTGGTCGAACGTCAAATGGACTGATGATAACCCGCATACTGCGTTCTACTGCTGTTCTGAATGTGGATCGGTCTGGGGTGATGCAGAACGGCGTAAGGCTGTATCCAAAGGGAAATGGGTCGCCAATAAGCCGTTCAATGGCGTGGCTGGTTTCCATCTTAATGCGCTCTACTCCCCCTGGTCAGTCCTGTCGGACGCTGTGGAAGAGTTTCTGGCTGCGCGTAAAGACCCTATGCGCCTAAAGACCTTTGTCAACACATTCTTTGGCGAGACATGGGAAGATCAAGGCGAGGGTGTTGATGATTACGCCATCTCCAAGCGCAAGGAAGAGTATGACGGCATCCCTGATGATGTAGTTGTGCTCACCTGTGGCGTTGACGTTCAAGATGATCGACTAGAACTTGAGATCGTCGGCTGGGGCGCTGGGGAAGAGAGTTGGCAGATCGAGTATCATGTTCTGTACGGTGATCCGTCTACGCCATCGCTTTGGGCAAAGCTGGATGAAATCCTACTGGCAACTTACGAACACCCTAGCGGTGAGCCAATGCTGATCCGCGCAACCTGCGTTGACTCCGGCGGACACCATACCCGTGCCGTTTACAATTATGCCAAGACTAGGGCTGGGCATAGGGTGTTCGCGATCAAGGGTATCGGTGGCGAGGGTAAGCCTATTGTCGGACGGCCATCGCGGAACAATATCGGCAAGATACCGTTATACCCTATTGGCGTTGATACTGCGAAGGAAGTACACTACGCAAGATTGCGCATTGATGAGCCTGGTGGTGGCTATTGTCACTTCCAATCCAAGCGTGATGATGAGTATTTCCGACAGCTAACTGCTGAAAAGCAAGTTGTTCGCTATCATAAAGGGTATCCAACACGGGCTTGGATAAAGACAAGAACTCGAAACGAAGCACTTGACGTTCGTGTTTATGCGATTGCGGCTTTCCATATTCTCAATATTAATATAGATAGCATAGTGAAGCGGTTTAATGCTACTATAAACCGTAGGACTGATGCTCTATCTGGGGTTGAGGATGTTAAGCCACATCCGTTGGTTCCGAAGAAGGGGCCAAGTAGAGGTGGTTTTGCTAATAACTGGCGATGAGGGATAATGGCAAATCTTTTTGATGAAGGCAATGCACCCGAAGGTGAGCCAGCAAAGATAGTCGTTGGTGACTTCCTGCAATGGAAGAAGACCTCACTTGCCACAAATTATCCTCCTGCTACGCATTCGGCAGAGTATGTTGCGCGTATTGCGGCTGGTTCGACTGCTGAAATAAAGATTGCTGCTGTTGAGCGGACAGATTATTATTTGTTCCAAGTTACTAGTGCAGCCTCAGCAGCCTTTGAGATTGGCGATTACCATTGGCAACTTGAGGTTACCCAAACATCTACAAGTAACCGCATTGTCGTAGAGACAGGTCAGTTTGAAGTCTTTGCCGATCTGGACAATAGCGGTGCTGACCCACGCTCCCATGCTGAGATAATGCTGGATAAGATTGAAGGTCTATTGATTGGCCGTGCGGATAAGGACGTTTCATCTTATTCAATCCAAGGTCGTTCAATCTCAAAAATGACGATCTCCGACTTGCTACTATGGCGTGATTACTACCGCAAGGAAGTTGTCAAGCAAAAGCGCGATAGTGCAATCGCCTTGGGTAAGCCCACTAAAACTACGATGAAGGTTCGGTTCTTATGAGTCTTTGGCGCGAAGTCCTTGGTCTTCCTGAGAAGACGGTTAAAACCAGCAAGCGTTCCTACCACGCTGCCAATACTGGTCGGCTATTTGCCGATTTTATGGCATCCAGCCGTAGCCCAGACAGCGAACTTAAACCTGACCTAGTGCTTATGCGTAATCGCGCCCGTGCGCTGGCCCGTGACGATGTTTATGTCAAACGCTACTTGACACTGCTCAAGACCAACGTGGTTGGCGAAAAGGGTATGACGCTACAGGTCAAGGCCCGTAACACAGATAATTCACTGGATGTAATCGGCAACCAGATCATTGAGGATGCCTTTGCGCAGTTCTCAATGAAGGGTAACTGTACATCTGATGGTCGCCTTAGCTGGATCGACTTGCAGAAGTATGTGATGGAAGCAACAGCGCGTGATGGTGAGGCGTTTATCCAGATCGTGCGTAATCGCGAATTTATCCACGGTATTGCTTTTCATCCGATTGAAGCTGATCTCATTGATGAGATGAAGAACGAACGGGCCAAGGGTGGTAATGAAATCCGCATGGGTATCGAACTGGACCAATACCAGCGGCCTGTTGCCTATTGGGTCAAGAAGCGTCACCCTGGCGATCTTGATTTCACCACAATCAGCGTGAATGTGTCTGAGCGAATTGACGCGAAGAACATCATCCATGTTTATGATCCGCTTCGCGCTGGTCAGACCCGTGGCGAACCTTGGATGGCTCCGGCTATTGCCCAGCTAAAGATGCTGAACGCACACCGTGAGGCTGAACTGGTCGCATCGCGTATGGCTGCATCGAAGATGGGTTTCTTCACATCTGACAATGGGGAAGATGCCCCAGCCGACGATTACGACAATGGCGTACCGATCATCGACGCAGAACCTGGCACATTCCACCAGTTGCCAAACGGTGTTGACTTTAAGCCGTTCGACCCAACGCATCCGGCTACAGCATTTGCAGAGTTCCAGAAGGGTGTCCTGCGCGGAATATCATCTGCGCTAAATGTATCCTACGCCTCGCTGTCGAACGATCTTGAAGGGACATCGTACAGTTCGATCCGTCAGGGTGCGCTTGAAGAGCGTGATGCTTACAAGATGATGCAACAGTTCCTGATGGAACATTTTGTTATACCAGCTTATTCTGCATGGCTTGTTCACGTTATGGAGTTCGGATACATTCCGATCCCTGCAACTCGCTTCCCTAAGTTCTCGACGGCATCGCAGTTCCGCTCACGCGGCTGGCAATGGGTCGATCCTCAAAAGGAAGTCAATGCTGCCGTAACTGCAATGCACAATGGTATCATGTCCATGCAGGATGTTGCTGCTCAGTATGGCCGTGATGTCGAAGAGACATTTAGCCAGTGGCAACGAGACAAGGAAATGGCTGATCAGTTCGGTCTTGAAATAGCATTCTTCCCATTTGGTGCAAATGAAGCGACTAAGGGTGTGGCTCCAAAGGATACTAACGTTGCCCAATAGCCCAACCAGCGGAATGAAATCAGAAGCAAGGCGTGGACTTGATTGGCGCGACGAATATGGTCGTGGCGGTACTGAGATAGGTCTTGGCCGTGCGCGTGACATTGTTGCTGGAAGACAACTGTCTGACGATGTTGTCAAAAGGATGTACAGCTTTTTCAGTCGCCATGAAGTGGATAAGCAAGCAAAGGGATTCAGCCCAGGTGAAGATGGTTATCCATCAAACGGGCGTATAGCTTGGGCGCTTTGGGGTGGAGATGCAGGGTTCTCATGGTCAAGAGAGAAGGTAAAATCTATGGAAGAAAACCGCACTTATGAGGATATGCGTCCTTATCCAAATGAACACGCTGCGCGTCTGCATAATCCAGATAAATATGTAAGTTTCCGTCGAAAGAACAATCAAGGTGGAGAAGGTATTGATTTTATTTATGGCATTCTTGAGGGCGGCGGAACAGAATTACAGGCAATCCGCTTTAATAAAAATCGCTTCACACCATCTGAAGCAAAGACCTGGTTGAAACAACATGACTTTAATGCTATTCTTTTTGAAGAAGCAACTGGGGAACGGTTAATGTCGGAACTTGAGGAACGAGCAACAGTAAAGATCGAGATAGAGATCGATACTGAAGATCATGCTCAGATTGAAGATATGCCTTCTGAAGATATGCCTTCCGTAGGTCCAACTGATATGTCTCAGATAGATCGTAAAGCACCTCTTGAGGTCTTGCATCGCGCCATTGACATGGCAGCTAAGGCTATCGACGAAAAGATGCGCACTGTTGATATTGCCGTTTCCTCTGAATTAGCTGTTGACCGTTCGTTCGGAAAAGAAGTTTTGGTCCATGAGATGGATGCTATTGACTTAGCGTTCCTTGCATCGGGCCGCGCACCACTGTTGCTCGATCATGATATGGAGCGTCAGATTGGTGTTATTGAATCTGTGGACCTTTCTGAGGACCGCGTACTTCGAGCCAAAGTCAGGTTCGGGCGCTCGGCACTCGCTCAGGAAGTATTCCAAGATGTTGTTGATGGTATTCGATCAAATGTTTCGGTTGGGTATCGTGTCAACAAAATGGAGCGTTCTGCGACGAACAAAGAAGAGTATATGGTTCGTTCGTGGTCGCCCCTTGAGGTTTCTGTCGTTTCTATCCCCGCTGACCCGTCAGTTGGTGTGGGCCGTAGCGCAGTTGCTCTCGAACCCCAACCCAAAGTTGAACCTATCATCAAAAAGGATGACACTATGTCCGAAGTTAATATGGACGCGGTTCGGGCCGAAGCTGCTGCTGACGCTGCCCGTAATGCAACCGCGATAATCGAATTGGGCGCTCGCCATAACAAGCGTTCGCTCGCAGATGCTGCAATCAAATCTGGCAAGAGCCTCGCTGAGTTCCGTGGTGAACTTCTCGAAGTAATCGGTCAGGACACGCCACTTGAGAACGAAAACATCGGTCTGAGCAATCAGGAAGTTCGTCAGTTCTCGGTTGTCCGTGCAATTGCTGCTCTTGCTAATCCAAGTGACCGCCGTCTGCGTGAAGCCGCTGCTTTCGAATTTGAAGCATCGGATGCCGCTGCACAGCGTTATGGTCGTGCTGCACAAGGTATCATGATCCCTAACGACGTACTTGGCGTATGGGGCCAGCGTGACCTCTCGACTGGTACCACCGCCGCTGGTGGTGCAACTGTTGCAACGAACTTGCTCGCAAACGAGTTCATCGACGTTCTGCGCAACTCGGCATCTGTTATGCAAGCTGGTGCGCGTATGTTGCCAGGTCTGCAAGGTAACGTTGCCATTCCGAAGAAAACGGCTGGCTCTTCTGCAACTTGGATCAGCAGTGAAGGTGGCGCGGCCACTGAAAGTGAACCAACTTTCGGTACTGTCACACTTTCGCCAAAGAACATTGGTGCATTCACTGACATGACCCGTCAGCTTATCCTTCAGTCAACCCCAGCAATCGAAGCACTGGTGCGTGATGACCTTACTCAGGCTCTCGCATTAGCAATCGACAAGGGTGCGCTTGAAGGTACGGCTGCATCTGGTCAGCCACGCGGTCTGCTTAATACCTCTGGTATTGGTAAGCCAACTGGATTTGTTGCTGCCATTCCAACCTTTGCTGAAGTTGTTGCAATTGAAAGCGCAGTTGCAGCAGGAAACGCATTGTCTGGAAACCTTGCCTACATCACTGATGCCGCAACTTATGGTGGCATGAAGACGAAGGTAAAGGATGCTGGCTCGGGCTTGTTCGTAATTGAGAACAACCAGGCTAACGGCTATCCAGTAATTCGTTCGCAGCAGGGAACTGCTGGTAACGTCTACTTTGGTAACTTCAGCGATATGCTGATCGGTATGTGGGGTGGGCTTGACCTAACGGTTGATCCATACACTGCATCAAGCACTGGTACTGTGCGTATTGTTGCACTTCAGACTGTTGACGTTGCAGTACGCAACGCAGTCTCGTTCGCATACAACAAAATCGCATAAGAAATGTTGGGGACTGAGATTTGGAAGTCATCTCAGTCCCCAATATCTTTGGAGAGTAATATGCAAAAGTATGAATGTATTCGTGGTGTTGTCACTTCGCTTGGTCCTATTGCCGTTGGCGATATTATCAGTTTACCAGCGGATGAAGCAATTAACCTAATTGGCAATGGTCAGTTAAAGATTGCTGAACAGGTTGTGCGCGTGGCTGAAGCCCCAAAGGTTGAGCATCGTGATCCCGTGATTTCGCGTGGACCAAAGCGCAATGGGCGTTGAGTCTACCGCTGATATTCTCGATTTCTTTGAACTCGATGATTTTGCAGATACCGCAACTTACACACCAATAAATGGTAGTGCTGTTTCTGTTAATGGAATATTTGATGCTCCACAGGCCAGCCGTAATGCAACAGACTTGATGGACATTACAATTCCATCGCCTCAGTTTGTTTGCCGCACTGCTGATGTACCTTTGGCTGCTGACGGCGATGAGATCGTCATTCGCTCCGTAGCTTATAACGTGCGAGTTGTTTTGACAGATGGAACTGGTGTAAGTACCCTTATCCTCGAAAAGGTGTAGCATGAGCCACGTTCGGCAACAGATCAGAGATTATGCTGCCACTTTACTGGTCAAATTTATCTACGACAGATTTGGTATTGTCATACAAGACCGTTTTAATATTGGTGTCTCACCAAGGGTAGATGGCACTTTGTTGTCAACAGGTACACTATACAAGTTCCGTAGATATGCACTTGATGACGCTCAACTTCCGGCACTTTTGGTTTATACGACAAATGACATAACTAACCTTGCTACTATGGGTAATCGAAAGTTGTCGCACAGTCTTGAACTAAGGGTCGATGTGATTAACAAGGGATCAAGCCTTAACATATTTGAGAATATTGAGCAGTTCTGTGCTGAATTGAATGGTGCAATTGAGGCTGATTACAGTTTCAATGGCCTTGTCAAAAGTTGCGTTCTTACGCAATCAGATTTCAGTGTCGATACAACTGGCGAGAAAGCCATCGGCACTGGCAAGATGATTTTTGACGTTAATTACATGACTTCAATAAATAACTGCCAGGTGTCTATTTAATGTCGCACATTAATAACCAGATACGCGATAGAATCGCTACGATCATAGGCGCCTTACCCTTCTTTGCTGGACGCGTCTATAAGATGCGGTCTTATGCCTTAGACGATGATAAACTGCCAGCCGCTGTAATCTATACAAACAAGCAAGCCAATAACTTGGCTACTATAGGTATAAAAACATCTATGGGTTCTTTGGAAGTGTATGTTGAGATTTTCATCAAAGGTTCAAGTTCAACTATCGTAAACCAGATAGATGATGCTTGTGTTTTGATTGAAGACGCAATTGGTTCTGATTTCCAGTTGTCAGGATTGGTAAAAAGCTGTATTCTATCGCAATCAGATGTTGACATTAATGTTGAGGGTGAGAAGCCAGTTGCTAATGCACGGTTGTCTTACGCCGTTCAATATGTTACGTTGCTTGCTGATCTGGAGACACCGCGATGAAGATGGTCAAAGTCTACAATGCTATTGGCGATGAAATACTTGCCTGTGAAGTTGATCTTGATCGCTACGCGCAGATCGGCTGGACCCCTGTTAAAGACAAGCCCAAGGCGAAGCCAGTGGCTAAAGAGGAGAGTGAATAATGGCAACTCACACTGGTTCAGAAGGCACTGTCCGCGTTGGCTTAAATGCCATTGCTGAAATCCGTTCTTATTCCGTTGAAGAAACATCCGATACGGCTGAAGATACCTCGATGGGCGATGCATACCGCACGTTCAAGACCACGCTCAAGGCATGGTCGGGATCGGTTGATGTGTTCTGGGATGAGACTGACACGAACGGCCAGGTCGCTCTTGTTGTTGGCTCACAGGTCACTGCGAACTTCTTTCCAGAAGGCGCAACGGCTGGTCAGAGTGAAAAGTATTATTCTGGCGATGCCATTGTTACAGGCAGGACTGTAACAGGCAGCTTTGACGGTATGGTCGAAGCCTCAATCACGCTTCAAGGCACTGGTGCTTTGACGCTGTCAACCTTGGCGTAAGGACTAATTAGATGGCAAATCATACTGGTTCAGAAGGCACAGTTCGCGTTGGCGCTACTAACAACGTGCTTGAAATACGTTCTTACTCGATTGAGGAAACAGCGGATACTGCTGAAGATACTTCGATGGGTGATAGCTATCGCACGTTTAAGACCACGCTGAAGGCATGGTCAGGTTCAATTGATGTATTCTGGGACGAAACTGACACAACGGGCCAAGGCGCTTTGGTTGTCGGTTCTGAAGTTGCTGTGCGCTTTATGCCAGAAGGTGCAACCGCTGGTGACCTTTATTATTTTGGACAGGCTATCGTCACTGGCAAGACCATCACGGGCAGCTTTGATGGAATGGTAGAGTCCACAATCACTGTTCAAGGAACTGGTACTTTAGCAACCGCTACTGTTTAACTTAAAGGGATGTAATTTATGAGTATTTCAAAGCGTATTGCAGAGCGTACATCATCGAAGATGCACATTGAGGTAGCAGAGTGGGGCGAGAAGGGTACACCAGAAAAGGTTTACTACGGTCCCCTGCTTGCTGGCGAATTGAACCGTATACAGCGTAAGCATCCCCAGTTCCTTAACTCTGCATCGTTTGAGGCTATGGTCGATCTAATCATTCTCAAGGCGGAGACAGGCCAGGGTGATAAGTTGTTTACGCTTGAAGACAAGGCCATTCTGATGCGCGAAGAGGTCGCTGTGATCTCGACTGTAGCCGCTTCGTTCATGAGCGGTAGCAGTGTCGAAGACGCGGAAAAAAACTAACCAACGATCCGTTTAGGTTCAATCTACTGACCTTGGCGGATCGGCTTGGCAAGAGCATCTCAGAGATTGAAGAAATATCAATAGAAGAGTATAACGAGTGGGTCGCTTACTTTAAGCTTGACGCAGAAAGGCAAAAGCGTGGCTCAGGATCAAAGAGTTGAGTTTCTATTTGCTGCTCAAGTCTCTGGGCAGGAGCAGCTTCAGAAGCTAATATCTTCTGTTGACTCGCTGCGCAAAGAAACCGATAAATTAAAAACTTCCAACACTGGTTTAGCCTCTTCTACTGATGCCGTGATCCGTAATGGTACGCGCTACAATAATGCGCTTGATGCACAGTCCAAATCCATACGCAATTCAAGAATGGGTGTGACCCAGCTTGGTATGCAATTCAATGACCTTGCCACTTCTATCTCAACTGGGGCAAGCCCAGTGCAAGCCTTTAACCAGCAGATTGGTCAAATAGGCTTTGCTATGTCTATGATGAGTGGCCGAATTGGTATATTGGGTCGATTGATTGCTGGACCTTTGGGCATTGCATTAATTGGTGCTACAATGCTTATGAGCCAGTTTAAAAGCAAAACTGATGACACTGCCAAAACTACCACTAACTTTGGTGACTATGCCGTTGCAACATTCCAAACAATTGGCGAACAAATATCCAATGGCTTGCAGCCAGCCGTGGAAGCACTTGGTCCAGCAATAGATGCGCTGTCACCAGTAGTCCAGGCGCTTCAGACCGTGTTTGAAAACTTAGGATATGTTGGCAAGACAGTAGCCAATTTCATTCTCAGGGCGTTTGTCACGGCTATTAATGCCATTGCTATTTTAGCCAGCAATTCATTCTCTATGGTTGCTGAAGGTGTTTTGAATGTAGTCAATGGTGGCATCTTTGCGATTAACAAATTAATCAGCATGGCTGAAAGTAAGCTAAACCTATTTTCCGATTCTGTTAACAAACTAGATGATATTTTCCAAACTGGATTTCGTCTTGATAAGGTTGACTTTGGAAGACTGACCCCTGTTGTTAATCAGTTCAAAGGGACAACTCTCAAGGCTTTTAGCGATATAGGTAAGGCAGCAACTGATACATTCAATATAGACTTCTTGGGTGGTATATCCGAAAGGGCTGATGCTCTTGCGGCAGCTAGGGCTGCTTCCGAAA